TAATTGAAGAGGTTGAATATCTTAAAAGACAGAGAGAAGAACTTATAACAGAAATACAGAAAAAGAACTCAAGAATATTCTCTTTGGAAGGGAAAGTGAAAGAATATCAATTAGATCAAGAAAAAAAAGGAAAAAAATGAAACAAGAAACTATTAAAAACATAATATTGATGTTGAGCATAATACAACTTGCTTTAGTGTCTTTTTGCTTGGGTTATATTCTTTGATAACAGAGTATCCAAATTATTTTGAAAACTTGGCAGATGATATAGGTTCTGCAAGGAGTCTTATCAGTAAAAATATTTATAGTGAGGGTAGTGAAAAATATAGAGGCTCTAAAGAAGATGAAATTTCTTCAAGAGGTGTATTGGGAGAATTAATTGTAAGGCATTATTTTGACAAAACCAACATAGAGGCAAGTTTTTCTCGTATAGTAGCCAAAAAACCTATAGTTGGGAGTGATTGTATAACAGTTTTTGGAGGATATGATATTAAGACTGTTAAAAAAGGTGCCACTCATTTAATGATAAATAAAGATGCACATAACAATGAAGAAAAAAGGAAAGATATAGATTTTTATTTATTTGTGATTTTGTTAGGAAACCAAAAAGCGAATCTTTTAAAAATCCCTTGTAAAGATGTGGATAATTGGGAAGAGCATAAAGCAAGATACACTTTAGTATATATAAAAAAAATAAAACATTTAATTTAAAATAAACGAATAGGAGAAAAAATGGCAACGATAACTATAGGGGATGTGAAGAATGTTCCTTGGCAAAAAACGAAAGCAACATTATCAATAAAAATAGAATCAGAAATAGGTGTTATAATTATTAAAGATTGTAGGCTTATTGATGGCATAAATGGTATTTATGTGGCAGGACCAAGTAAAAAATATGAAAACAAAGATGGAGAGGATGTTTATTTTCAGTTTATTGATCTGGATAAAAATGCACAAGACTCTATTATAAAAAAGGCTCAAAATGCATATGACTCAAGCAAAGATGATTATAAAGTCTATGATGCTTTTCCAAGAAAAGATTATGGAGATAATGTCCCTTTTTAATTATGGAAAATATGATGGCTCAAGAATTGTTAAGAGAAAATTCAAAACTATCAAAATACAATAAAGAGTTAAAAAAAGATAATGATAGATTAAAAGATGCTCTTAACAATATTGCTCTTCCAGCACTCAAAGAATATGAGAGGTATGAAAACGGACCAATAAGATTGATTGCATCCAGAGCAAAAAAAATGATTCTTGAATTAATAAAAAGATAGTCGGGTTTCTTCCTACTACCCCACACATCGTAAGTTACTCGTAAGTAACTCGGCTATCTTGTCTTTAAAATTATGGAAACAAAATTAGATAAATTAAGAACATATCAAGAAAATAGTCACGAGAATGCTAAAGAAAAAGCAGATAGAAGAGGTAAAAAATCTTCAAAGCCTCGTGGACCGGAGGTAACTGGAATGGAAGGTTTCAGAACTCAAGGCAAGGGTTCAAGAAATAGAGATTTGTCTGGATGGTTAAGTGATGAGACAACTAAAAAAATGGAGAAGATTTTTGGCAAGAAAAAAAAGAACAAAAAGACAAATACTGGTAAAAAAGTTAGACGTTATTACAAGTAAGATTATAAGAGCCAGAGATGGTGCTTGTGTCCAATGTGGTTCAATAGAGAACTTAACAAATGGTCATGTATTTAGCAGAAGACACAATGCAACAAGATGGGATATATTAGGAGATGGTAATTGTCATTGTCAATGTTGGGGTTGTAATTATAAGCATAGTTATGACAACTACGAATACTATAAATGGTATACAAACAAATTTGGAGTAGAGGCTTTTGAAAATTTAAGAGCAAGATACACAACAATTTGCAAACTTTCAATTCCAGAACTTGAGGAAATGTATGAAAAATATTCCCAATTATATAAAGAGATAAAATGAAAATTAAAGGACATTTAGATTTATTTAGTGGTATAGGTGGTTTTTCACTTGGGTTAAAACAAGCGGGAATAGAGCCAGAGTGGATAGGTTATAGCGATATAGATAAATATGCAAATGAAACATTTAAAAGGAGGTTTCCAAATGCAGAAGAACTCGGAACAGTTACAGATGTTTCCTACGAATCCCTCGGAGGAAAAAGAATTGATTTGCTTACAGGAGGATTTCCATGCCAGGCTTTCTCAATTGCTGGAAGAAGAAAAGGATTTAATGACACCAGGGGTACTCTCTTTTTTGAAATCGAAAGGATTTTGCGAGATTACTCCGACAGAGGAGAACCAATCCCCATTTTTTTATTGGAAAACGTTAAAGGTTTGTATAGCCATGACAATAAACGAACATTTACTACAATCTATAAAATTCTTACCGACCTTAATTATACCATTGAATGCCAAGTGGTTAATACTAAATGGTGGTTATCCACTCCACAAAACAGGGAAAGAATCTACATCTTTGGCAGATATAATGGAGACAGATGTGGACGAAAAGTATTTCCTGTCTACGGAGATGCACGAAAGACTGAAAGCAAAAAAATAGATGTTGTTACTAATATAGCAAAATCTGGTGGACAAAGAGGAGCAGTACACTCTTCTGATGGCATTATGTCTTGTTTAACTGCTACAGATTATAAAGAACCAAAGAAGATTATAGTACACTCAACCCAACAAAGAGGTGCCAAAAGACCCTCATTGACGAGAGTTTGTGATTGCGGCAGCAAAAAACTTTATCAAAAATGTTGTGGGGTTCCTGGAGGTAGTGGACCTTTATCTAAAGAGGATGGTAGTACATATTGTTTAGATGCTCAAAATTCTCAAGCAGTTGAAACGACAAGATCAGAACTAAATCAAATAGGAGAAATTTCTAAAGGTAATAGTGGAAGAGTGTTTGATTCAGAAGGTGTTTCTTGTACACTTAAATCTTTAGGTGGTGGTTTAGGAGCAAAGACAGGACTTTATAGGGTTGATGATGTTAAGTTAATTGCTAAAAAAAGAACATATGATACACCTAAAGAAATAAACGAATATCTTAAAAAGCACAAAGATAGGACAATAAAAGAAATAGCAAAAGAATTAGATTTACCTAAAACACAAGTAGAACACTATTTTAGAACTGATAAATATAGAGCAATACCAGACCCTAAAGTTTGGATGGCATTGAAAAAACTTTTAAAGTTTGGCTATGAATTTGATAAACAAGTTACTGAAATATATGAAAAAGAATATGAATTTGAATCTTCTAAAAGAGTATATTCAGATGAAGGCATATCACAAACATTAGATACAAAAAGTAATGGATTATATAAAGTTAAGGCAATAATGTCGCCTGAAAGAGTAAACAAAAAACAGAATGGAAGAAGAATTAAAGAAGAAGGTGAATCAATGTTTACTTTAACTGCACAAGATAGACATGGGATTGAAATCAAGTATAAGTCAAAAGCACTTAACGAAACATTGGAGCAGAATGATTTGAAAGAAGATGATGTTAAGGCTTTAGATTTATATAATAGAAAAGCACAAGATATTGCACCCACATTAAAAAACCCTAATCATGCCGATTTAAGATTATTTCAAGGCAAGAAAACATTAAATAAAAATCAGATCAAGAAACTTAATGAACTAAATAGTGTTATTGTTACTAATCCCTATAATGGCAAAATATCAGATGAGGAAACAGGAACTCTTGGAACATCTTGTGGAACATCTACTGGTAAAACTGCTCAATTGGTTGTTAAGTTAAACGAAAACCAACAAAAAAAGTTAGACGAACTAAAGGTTGATTCAACTGTGAGTGGAACTTTAACAGAGGCAATTGGAAGGGGTGGCTCATCATCAGAATATTTAAAAATGCTCAAAAAGAACCAGGAGATAACTGGAAGAATTAGAAAACTAACACCAATAGAATGTGAAAGGCTACAAGGCTTTCCAGATAATTGGACAGAAGGACATTCAGATACTCAAAGATATAAGCAATGTGGAAATGCAGTATCTGTAACTGTAACAAAAGCAATATTTGAAAGTATCTATAAAAAATGATCGGGTCTAAAATTTTAATAGAATCTGCTTATGCCGCGATTTATCATATCGTAAAATGGACGACAGAATCTGCTTATGCCGCGATTTATCATATAAAATAAGTGGTTTTATCGACAATATATTGGCATTTTTGCCCAAAATAGGGAGTATTAGAATAAGGGTCCTATCGTTTTATCGCCAAAAAAGGCTATTTTAGAGCCTTGTTTTTTTAAAAAACCTGGAGAATTATGAAAAATAAGACAAAATACACAAATTATAAACGATTAATAGATAAAATGGATGCACCGATCAGAGATGTTGAAATCAGATCAATGTGGGAAGGTTTAAAATATTCTGATCTGAAATATAATGATAAATTAAAATTGTTATCAGGTAAATATTTTGTTTCAGAAAAAGTCATTGAAAAAGCAATAAATGAAACCTCAAAGACTAAATAGATACAAAGGAACTGCATCAGAACATCTTGCATGTGCAGATATATGGTTACAAGGCTATAAGGCATATATGATTGCATCAGATGTTTTTGATGTGATTATGAAAGCAGAGAACCAATTATTAAGACTACAAGTAAAATCATCATCATTTAGCCAACATAAGAACAATTCATTAACATACAACCTATGTAGAGGTTGCAAGAGCAAAAATCTATATGATAAGAAAGATATTGATGGATGGGTATTTGTAAACCTAATCAATAAAAAAGTGTGCTATATGGATGTTTTAGAATTAAACAATAAATGGAAGATTACGATAAACGAAAAAAGATTTGAGGAACTTACTTTAAATCAGTTTATAAAAAAAAAGGGCATCTAAAATAGACACCCTTTCTTTCCGACTATATGATACAATAACTACTATATCATATTGTATTTGGATTTGCTTGATACCAATATTCCATACAAACATCAAATGGAAGAGTATTCAATACAATACTATCCTTATTATACTTATCAATATATTCTAACAAGGTAATACCTTTTTCTTCCTTGAAATTAAAAACATTATCAATCTCTTGTGCTTTACAATTCCAAGTAGATAATGTATTCTTTTTAGTATCATAACAAGCCACCTTTTTAAGCATTTTTTTCATTTCTTTTTCATTCAGTTTATCATATACTAAAAAGTTAACAATAGCATCATAATTCCAACTTGCACCACCACCACTACTATATTCAAACCAACTACCTTTTGGTAAAGATTCTATTAGATTGGTAAGATAAGGATGTGAGTGGACATTACCATCATCATAAGTAAAATCAACCTCTAACTCACCACCATTAGCAAAGTCATTTGCAATACCTATCAATTTATTATTCCAATAGATATTACAATTATAACCATCACCATCGTGTCCTCTAAAGGTTTTAATTGCTTTTACATTTAATGCACTCTTACGAATCATTTCCATTGCTACTATATGATTTGCTTTTGTAAATGGACTTTTTTCTTCTCTTTTATAGTATTCAGTAGTATTTCCATTTTTATCTACTAATACTTTACTTGCTTTTTTCTTCATTTTTACTACCCCTTATTTTTTAATCGGTTTGTCATCATCAGTAATAAAGTAACCAACTTTATTAGATACCCCTAAAAAAGGGGTATTTCGACATTAAAAAAGGATGTCTAATATATCCTTACATTGCCAACATTCCTACATCTATTCCAACATAGTATTTGACTTTCAATAGCAACTAAAAAATCAATTACATTATTTATATCTCTTGATTCAAAAACAACCACTTTTGCAGATTCATTCGCCAACACACCACCATTTCCACCATTTTTTTGAATAAATGTTTTAGGTAATGATGAACCAACATAATTACTACCATTAAATTCCATTCTACAAGTATAACTATTACCATTATCAAATTCAACTATGTAAGATATACCATTAGGCTTGGATTTTACTATTTTAGCACCAATACTATAAACATTAATTAAGTTACCTTTTTTCATTATATTAACCCCCCATTTTCATTTTTATTACTTTCAATAAAACCTAACACATCTTCAATAGTTTCAAACACTATATCATTTTGCAAAGAACTGAAATATTCTTTAGTATCTTCATCTTCCCAATTAATAGTAAAATAATTCCATTCTTCATTTTCTTCATCTCTATCATTAGAATTAGGAAAACCAACCCAATATGTTGTCATTTGTCCCATTCCATCTTCACCTCTTCTAACATCAAGAACCATTGATGGAACCAAGTCATTATGAAAAGCAGAATCTTCAAAGCGATAATTATCCATTAAATCATAAGCATAAGTAATATAACTAAATACTTTATAATCATTTATATTATCACAATTACAACCTTGAAAACGATGGTTTAATTCCTCAACCCAATATCTACTAATATTTTCAAACCTACCATTCCAATCATCTTCAATGCTTGAATAAAATATCCCATTTCTAATACTTATTATTTCATTAGGGTTTTTATTTTCAATACAAACATTACAAAGTGTTTGAGTAGTTTCAACTTTCATTCCATCCACATCATCAATATAATCATATGCACTACAATGTGATGTTGGAACATACTCACTACATTCTTCACAAAAACAATGAGATTTGATTCCACAATCTCCACAGATATAATCTTCAAAAACATTATGTTGTAAATCATCAAAATCAAAATCTTCTTGACATTCAGAACATTTAGTTTTTTCTGTATCATCACAATCACAATGTTCTTTTTCAACACCATTACCATCACCACAATTACAATCTGCAAATTCAACTCCACAATTATACAAATCAGAATTATTCTTATCTATATATTCTGCAAACTTTCTGAACCATCCTATATCTTCTTTATATGATTTCATTATTGCACCAATAACTTTATGCATACTTTCTGCCTCTTGAACAATATTTTTTCCAAAACCATATTCACCCAATAAATTACCATCTTCATCAAGTTGCATTTTGCTATGGACAATTTCTTCTATTTTTTCTACTGAATCAGTTTCGGTTTGAACATCAATAAATCTGAAACAGAGGTTTTCAGATTCTTGGTAGAAAGGTGGAGAACCTTCCCAATTAATAAAATTTTGAAAGTCAGATAATTCCCAAGTTGTGCCTTGTTCTTTCGCAATTTCAATAAACTCATTATCTTCTATCTCGTGAACATCCTGTCTTTCTTCAATCGCATATACTTTTATCATTTCTTACTCCTATCGTTATTTTATCGTTATCAAGTAACAGAACTAATATAATGGTATTAAATAATCCAAACAAGAAAAAAAAATAGGGAAACAATTAAGTGACTTATATCACATATTATATATATGGTAGAAACATTATTTTTTATAGGTGGCACATTATTAGGTTTTCTGATCTGCTCAATTTCATTTAAGAGTGGGTCAAAATCTGTGCATCAAGCCTATGATATTATTTACACGACTCCTGGACCCCAAGAATCCGAGGAAGATGAACCAAAACTTACACAAGATGAACTATATGATTGGCAAGAGTATAATAGCAGTATAAAATGGCAAGAATTTGAAGAAGATGATGATAACCTTGAAGAAAAACCAAACTAATGCAGAGTATACCACTCATAGATAAAGTAATTGCTTGGATAACACGAAAGACACCAAGATTAAATAATATAATAAATAAAGCATTAGAAGAGGCTTATGATTTAGGTTATAGGGATGGGATGATGAATAATCGCAATAGATTACTCACCAAGGGGATTAAATTTAAATACCAAAATGCAATAAATAACAAAAGATATTTAGCATAAGGTGTATCTGTTATTAACACTAAAATTAACAGAGAAATTAACAGATCAAAATTAATGGATTTATAGAAGGAAAATTATGGCAAAATGGAAGAAAGGACAATCTGGTAACCCAAAAGGTAGACCAAAAGGTACTAAAACTGCTATAGAAATACCCGAAGAAGAAAAGAATGTTATGAGGGAATTGGCAATAGGCTATGCTATGGATACTAAACATCCTAAACACCATGAATATCTAATGAAATTTATGGATAAGATGTTTGCATCATTGAAATCTACTGATGTTAAAGTAGAAGGTGATAGTGAAGCAGGTTTTATATTTATGCCTAATCAAAAACCAAGTGAAAAGGTGGAGTCTGAAGAATTACCAAAAAAAGAGTATAATTAGATTGTGGATAAAGTATTATTTAAACCACATAAAGGACCACAAACATATGCCTTGGAGATTGATGACTGCTCGGAAATTATGTTCGGAGGAAGTCGGGGTGGCGGCAAGACTTTATGTGGCATTATATACCTTCTCAAGCATACTCATAACCCTATGTTTAGGGGTCTTGTTGTTAGGAGGACTGCTGATGACCTTTCAGATTGGATAGATAGAGCAAAGATGTATTATGGTTCAGTAGGTGCAGTAGTTAGTGGTAAACCAGCCACGATAAAGTTTCCAAGTGGTGCTATGATAAGATGTGGGCATTTAAAAGATGAATCATATGAAAAGTACCAAGGACACGAGTATCAAAGAATTGTATTAGAAGAATTAACACAGATACCAAATGAAGAAAGTTATTTGAAATTGATAGCAAGTTGTAGGTCAACAGTAGATGGGATAGAGCCACAAGTGTTCTGTACTGCAAATCCAGGAGGCAAAGGACATGCTTGGGTTAAGAACAGATGGAAGATTGGAATATCAGAACCCAACAAAGCATTTAAAGATGATGTTAGTGGAAGATACAGAATCTACATTCCCGCTACAATAGATGACAATCCAACATTGAAAAATGCCGATCCGGAATATGTAAGGTTTTTGGATAGTTTACCCGATGGATTGAGACAAGCATGGAGAGATGGGGATTGGGATATATTTGCAGGTCAATATTTTAGTGATTGGAATCCAAAGGTTCACATCATTGATGAAGAAGAAGCAGTATCTATGGGATATGGAAGAGATTACAATACAAGATATGTAGGAATTGATTGGGGATATTCTGCACCTTTTTGTGCATTATGGAGTGAGGTAACACCAAACAATCAAGTATTCTTTTATGATGAGGTTTATGGTACTGAAAGACATCCATCAGAATGGGCAGTTGAAATTAATAGTAGGTCAAAGGATATTGTTATGAGTTTAGGTGACCCAAGTATGTGGACAAAGAATCCAATGAGTTGGAATGCTCCACACACATCTGCATTTAGTGAAACAAGTATAGCAAATGCTTTAATTGGAGACCCTTCAAATCCTTGGGTGAAGAACTTGCAACCAGCGAATAACACAAGAGTAAATGGATGGATGAAGATAGCAGAAATGATGAAACAAAATGATTTCTTCGTAATAAAAGGTAGATGTAAGAATTTAGAAAGAACTATTCCGTTAATGTTGAGAGATGAAAAGAATCCTGAAGATGTAGATACAACATTGGAAGACCATGCTTTGGATGCCTGTAGATATATAATAAACCATATACAAGTACCTACAAAGCCAAAGCCTAAATTGAACAAAGATCAGATGATTTATAAAGAGTTAGTTGAAGGAAGAGAAGAAGGATATACTTGGGAGTTTTAAATGGCTAAAAAGAAAAATAAAAACCCATACAAAAGCAAAGTCAAAAGTATTCAAAAGTTAAGAGAAAAGAGAAAAGCAGATAAACTAATAGGTACTTATGATAATGCAAATGCAGTTGGTAGTGAGTAATGATAGAGGTTAAAAAGAAAGTATTGGGTAATGATGACCTTAAAAGTAAGGTTTATGCAAAGTTTAAAGAAAAAAGAAAGGATAAAGGGATAAGTGCAATATATAGGCTAAATGCTATAGAAATGGAGCAAGGTAGAAAAGTGGATGCTCCAGACCCATATGCATCAGATGTCCCAATAACTTAATATGAAATCATATGACAATGTAGAAGTGGGTGATGGTCTTACTAAAATAGGTGGTGATTATACACCTACAGAGAAAGAAAGAAAGTCTGTAAAAAGAATGGAAAAAATGTTCCAATCTGCAAAGAAAGCCAAAGAGCATAAAATAGGCAGATGGAGAAGAAACGAAGAACTATATAGAGGCGATTTCTTTAAACCTTTCAATCTACCCAAATACAAGAGTAGAGTAGTTGCTAATAGCATACATAGTACAATTGAGACTATATATTCTGTTGTGACTGATAGGAATCCTAAAACGGATATAATGCCGAAAAGAGAAGATCAAGTCGAACAAGCAAAAATTGCTCAAGAAGCAGTAGAAAGTGAAATGGATAAGAATAAGTTTTCTCGTGCAGTTGCATCTATGAAAAAGGATGGTCTTATTTATGGAAACGGATTTGTGAAAATACATTATGATGTTGGATTAGGTAGTGTGAAATATACTACACCAGACCCATATACAGTATTTATTGACCCTCTTGCCACAACATTACAAGATGCAAGTTGTGTTGTTTTTGCTACACCTAAATATGTAGATGATGTTAAGAAAGATTATCCTAATGGGAAATATGTAAAGTCTGAAGGTGAGTTGAATGAATACAAGAGTTTCATCAAGCATTCGGATAGATATGCAGAATCAAAAGATTATAAGACAGAATTAAGAGAAGAGTCTCCAGCATATAAATCAGATAAAGCAGATGATATGTATAAAGGTGGGCAAGTTTTACTTAAAGAGGCTTGGTATTGGAATGATGACACATTAATGTTATGTACTTGGGCAGGTAAGGTTTTATTACAAGAAGAGGTTGCTCCATATACTTTTATTCCTTTAGTGTCTTTTAAGAATTATATGGATTCTCACACTATATGGGGTAAAGGTGAACCGGAAATTATTGAAACATTAGCAGTTGGTACAAGTATATTATTATCTCAAGGATTGGATAATATAATATATCAAGGTAATCCAGCCATTGTGATGAGCAAGGCTATGGCAAAACATCCAGGAAATAGACCAACAGATAAACCAGGACAGATTTTTTACACAAATGGACCACACGAGTCTATAAATAGATTGCCTGCTGGAGATATATCTACATCAACATTACCTTTAGCACAAAATTTAATGAGTATAGGAGACCAAGTAAGTGGAGTACACGATATTACTCAAGGTCGTAATCCGAGTGGAGTTACTGCTGGTAGGGCAATAGCACAACTGCAAGAAGCATCTCAACAGATCATAAGGACAAAAGAAAGAGAGGTTGGGCAAGATGCTGTGATAGATTTATATAAGTATACATTAAGTATATTGAAAAACAATTATGAAAAAGTCATAGAGGTTAGGAAGTTTACAGAAGGTACAGGTTTAGAGTTTAGAGTGGTAAATCCTTTTGAGTTGGATGATGATATGGATTATAAATATATACCTGGCTCAAGTATGCCAGAATCAAGGGCAAGTCGCTTTGACCAAGCAATGGAATTAGTACAATTAGGTTTATTGGATAGAGAGCAATTTTGGAGATGGACACAGAAAGACATTTCTAAAGAAATCCTTGAAGAATTGTTAGAAGAAAAGAAAATGATGGAAGAACAGAAACAAGCCGATATGGAAACAATTGGAAGCAGTACAGATGAAGATGAAATTATGGAGGCTAAATTAAGATTGATGCATCAAATGGGATATGAGAACCCAGAAGAAGCACAACAAAAGCAGTAATTCAAGGAGAGTATATGGCTAAAAAAGTAATTAAAATAGTTGGTAATAAGGTCAAAAAAGAAGAGGTTGTTAAAAGAGAAGAACGACCCGTTTACAAAGAGGAGAAAGTAGTCTCTAATGTTGAAAGTGAAAATAAAAGAACAACAGACAATGTTGATTCACAAGACAATACCACTAATACAAGATTAGTCGTTAGAAAGAAAAAGAAGAAAAAGAAAAAGAAAATTTATGTATAATCTCAAAATAAACAAGGAGTTATAATGTCAAAAGCGACAGAAGTGGTAAAAGGTGATGTTAAAAAAGTGGTACAGAACCTAAAGCCTATTGTAGGAAAAAAACCTTTGGTTCCAGTAGGTCCTATTAAGGGTCCTGTTAAAGACCCTATTAAAGACCCTGTTAAAGATGAAAAACCAATAGATAAGCCAAAGGAAGATG